GGGGGGGGCAGTAAGAAGAATGGTTGAGTTTATTGCAGGATTATTTATCGGAGCAGTTGCAGGAGTGGCAGTGATGTCACTCTGTGCCGCAGCGAAAGAGAGGGATGAGTTATGACAAGGGAAGTATCAATTACTGATAAGCTGACAGGAGTAATAACAGTAAACGACGACCTGAAAAAAGTAAAACAAGAAATGTGCGACGGTTATTGCGTGTATGCAAAAATGACACCACATTTTGACAAAACAAGTGCAGGAGCATGCGTTTTATGCCCACTGAAAAATTATAAGGAGTGATACATAAATGGGATATCAAGATTGTCCATGCGTAAACTGTGATCATAAAGCAGATGGAGAGAAGAGAGTTGCATGTAGAAAGAAATGCACTGAATTTACTGCATGGAAGTTAAGTATGCAGGCAATCAGACAGAAAAGGAAAGTTTTACAAAAGAAACCTGATGAAGCAAAAAGGTGGAAGAAAGATATGGTAGATCCATGTAAAGCCTGTGCAGAGATAAACTGCATGGGCATTTGTGCCGATCAGGTGCAATACAAACAGGAGTACCAGGAGATGACAGATCGGATAAGGCAGCAGATAATAAATCGTAACAGGAGGGGAGAACGTGGACAAGAACGTACTGATCCAATACACAGACATGATTGAAGAAGTAAAAGATATAAGAAAAAGAATCTTGCAAACAGAGAAGCAGATCAGCAGGATTGAGGAAGAAGGAACCGTAAAAGACACAGTAAGCGGTGGCATGGGTGGAATACAGCACTTTGTCGTTGAGGGTATGCCAGTACCAGAACTTAGCAGAAAGAAGCTGCTGCTTAATAAGCGAAAAGCTATGTTGATCGAAAAAGAAAATGAACTTCTGGAACTCATGAATCAAGCGGAAGAATATATAAATAGCATTGAGAAGAGCGAACTAAGAATGATGTTTAGATTTTATTACATTGATGGCATGACGTGGCTACAGGTAGCACATAAGATGAATCAGTTACACCCTAAAAGGCGAGTAGCTTATACGGAAGACAGCTGTAGAATGAGAAATACAAGATTTTTTCAAGAAAATTAGAAAATGTTCGGTTACGTTCGCAAAAAATAGGCTAATATATAGGCTAGAGCGATTAGATGAAGTGATACTTCATAAATGTTCCTTTTTCTTGCTAATAAAAATACGTACAAAATACGCATAAAATTATTGACTTATACGCATTTTGTACGTATAATAAACATATAAACTAAAAAAAGGAGAGTTTTTCATGAAGAGAAGAGATTTGATTAAACTCCTTGAAAAAAATGGATGGTATTTAAAACGGAATGGTGGGAACCATGATCTATATACAGATGGTAACAGAATTGAGCCAATTCCAAGACATCCAGAGATTAAGGAGCGATTAGCTAAATCTATTATCAAGAAACTGGGGCTTTAAGCCCCAGACTTGGTGGATTCATGAAAAACAAAAATGAAAAAAGGATCAAACGGCAAGATTTTAGGAGGAATGGAAACATGGCAAAGAAAGTAGCGTATCCGGTTATTTTAAAACCGGATCAAGAAGGGTATTATGTAGAAATCCCTGATTTTGATATCGCTACAGAAGGCGATACAATAGCAGAGGCTATGGAAATGGCCAGAGATGCTATTGGATTGATGGGGATTGATATGGAAGATGAGAAAAAAAGTCTTCCAGAACCAAATTCAAAAGCTCAAAATGTAGAAGCAGGAGACACAGTAACACTTGTAGATGTAGACTTTACAGAGTACAGAAAGAGAGTGGATAATAAAGCAGTTAAGAAAAACTGTACAATTCCATATTGGATGAGTGTAGAAGCCGATAAAGCGGGAATTAATTATTCACGAGTATTACAAGATGCAATTTCTAATATATTAGGAGTTGCGCGTACAACAAAAGGTTAATCAAATCTCAAAATATATTGAATTAAGCACCTTCGGGTGCTTTTTTCGTGCATAAATTTAAGGACCTCTAGCTCAGCAGGTCAGAGCAGTCGACTTATAACCGATCGGTCCAGGGTTCGAGTCCCTGGAGGTCCATTTAAGAAATAAGAAAGAAGGTGGTAATGTGTGAATGAAGAAAAAAACTACATACTTGCAGAGTCTGATTATGTAGCCGGAATGAAGTATAAAGACATTGCTGCCAAGTATGGAGTCTCGATGAATACTGTGAAATCGTGGAAGAAACGATACGCATGGTCGAGGAACAAAAAGACAGAATGCATCCAAAAGGGGTGCACACAAAATAAAAAGGGTGCACACAAAAAAGAAGCCGTTGCGGAGGATGTAAGTCAGGTCGTGATCAACGATGAACTTACCGATCAGCAGCAGCTTTTTTGTTTGTACCAATCCAGAATGTTTAATTATACGAAAGCTTACATGAAAGCTTATCCAGGATGTACTTATGCATCTGCTGCCGTATTAGGAAGCAGGCTTATGAAGAATCCAGTGATCAGAAAAGAGATTGAACAGCTAAAGCAGAATCATATGAACAGGGAACTGTTAAAGCAGGAAGATATCTTTCAAAAGTACATGGATATTGCGTTTGCAGATGTGACAGATTATGTATCGTTTGGGCGAGAAAATATTCAAGTCATGGGCGCTTTTGGTCCAGTAATGGTAGAAAACAAAGAAACTGGAGAGAAGGAAGTTCTCGAAAAAGAAGTCAATACTGTGAAATTCAAACAATCTGAAGAGGTTGATGGAACGTTGATCACGGAAGTGAAGCAAGGAAAAGACGGAGCGAGTATTAAGCTGGTTGATAAGATGAAAGCTTTACAATGGCTTGCAGATCATATGGATATTGCTACAGTTGAACAGAAAGCTAAGATTGAGCAGATCAGAGCTAAGACAGAACAAATCAGACACAGTGAAACTGATACAGGAGAAGATGCTGTTCACTCTTGGATGGAAGCAGTAAAAAAAGCGAGGGAATCAGATGGACAATAGCGTGTTACATGATTTCCTAGTAGAGAATATTCCTTTATGGCAGCAGAACCCGGTTCAATTTTTTGGAGAGGTTCTTTCTTTTTATCCAGATGAATGGCAGAAAGAAGCAGCATTTGCTTTAAGAGATAATCCGAAAGTAACGATAAAATCCGGACAGGGTGTTGGAAAGACAGGATTTGAAGCTGCGACACTGCTGTGGTTCTTAAGTTGCTTTGAAAATGCAAGAGTTGTAGCAACGGCTCCGACACTTCACCAGTTAAATGATGTTTTATGGGCCGAAGTTTCAAAATGGCAGAGTAATTCGCCACTATTGAAAGAAATACTGCAATGGACCAAAACAAAAATATCTATGATTGGCAGCAAAGAACGTTGGTATGCAGTAGCAAGAACAGCAACCACTCCAGAAAATATGCAAGGGTTCCATGAAGACAATATGCTGTTCATTGTTGATGAAGCTTCTGGTGTTGCGGATCCGATTATGGAAGCAATCTTAGGTACTCTGACAGGAGCCAATAATAAATTGCTGCTTTGTGGAAACCCGACAAAAGCAAGCGGTACATTTTACGACAGCCATACATCGGATCGTAAATTATATTATTGCATCACTGTAAACTCCGCAGAGTCTAAAAGAACTAATAAGGACAACATTGATTCTCTGATCAGAAAATATGGAGAAGAAAGTAATGTTGTCAGAGTCAGAGTAAAAGGATTGTTTCCTAAACAAGATGATGATGTTTATATGCCTTTGGAAATGTTGGAAGCATCGATCATCTTGGAAGAGATACCACCAGCTGATATTTGCACTTTAGGAGTCGATGTGGCCCGCTTTGGCGACGATGACACAGTGATCGCAAGAAATATGAATAACAAGATCACATTAGAAAAAATCAGACATGGGCAGGACTTAATGAAAACTGTCGGAGATGTTGTTGTAGAGTGTAGGAATATCAGAGAAAAGTTTAAATATAAAAAAACAATATATGTGATCATAGATGACACTGGTCTTGGTGGCGGAATAACAGATCGTTTGAATGAATTAAAATCGGAGGGAAAACTATCAGGTATAGTGATCGTTCCGGTCAATTTTTCTGCTGCCGTTCCAGATAAGAAAGCATCAGAAAAATATCATGATATCACATCTTATGCATGGTCCATATTAAGAGACATGTTAGAAGAAAAAGAAGCAGTATTACCAAATGACACAGAACTTATCGCACAATTGAGTGCAAGAAAATATGATCTTAGTTCATCGGGAAAGATACGACTAGAATCGAAAAAAGCAATGAAAGAACGCATTGGAGAATCCCCAGACCGGGCAGATGCTGTTGTTTTATCTTGCTACAGAAACAAAATTAAACCAATCAGTGTTCCAACGTCACTTATTGGAACAAAAGATAGTTATTGGAGGTGAAATAGCATTGTATGATGAAATTGGTCGCATCGGTCAAAATCGGTGGGGCGGTAGCTTTTATGAAGAATTTCTTCCAGAGTTGAGAGGACAACGTGGAGTTAAAGTATATACCGAAATGGAATCCAACGACGATGTGGTAGGAGCAATTATATTTGCATTAGACACTTTATTAAGACAGGCTACGTTTTCGGTCGAACCACAAGGGGATGATCAGGCAGATATCAAGGCAGCAGAATTTATAGAAAGCTGTATGAATGATATGCAAGATACTTGGACAGATACAGTTTCTGAAATCCTATCATTTCTTACATATGGCTGGTCGTACCATGAAATCGTATATAAGCGAAGATCAGGTAGGACAGGAAATCCTAAGACAAATAGCAAGTATGATGACGGCTTAATTGGATGGAGAAAACTTCCTATCCGATCACAGGATTCTCTATACCAATGGGAGTACGACGATGAAGATAACCTTATTGGAATGACCCAGATGCCACCGCCAAATTTTGGACTTTATACGATTCCACTGGAAAAGGCAATCCATTTCAGGACCAGATCCAGAAAAGGAAATCCAGAAGGGCGAAGTATTCTTAGAAATGCTTATCGTTCTTGGTACTTCAAGAAAGGCATTCAGGAGTTTGAAGGAATCGGGATTGAACGAGACCTCGCCGGTATACCGATGGTTACACCGCCGGAAGGTGTTGACCTGTACAATCCAGATGATCAGGAAGGATCAAGAATGTTGGCATGGGCAAATAGTTTGGTAAAGAATGTCCGACAAGACAAAAGTGCTGGTATCGTGTTACCACCGGGATTTAAGTTCGAGCTTGTTTCCACAGGTGGAAGCAGACAAATTGACACGAACGAGATCATAAATCGTTATGATAGCCGCATAGCAATGACAACGCTTGCGGATTTTATTCTGTTGGGGCATGAACACACTGGATCATTTGCGTTATCAGATGATAAGACAGAGCTGTTTGCAGTTGCCATTGGTTCATATCTGGATATTATCTGTGAAGCATTTAATAATCAAGCAATTCCAAGATTAATTGATCTGAACGGAGAGCATTTCAAGGGGATCACAGACTACCCGAAGATGGTTCACGGAGATATTGAAAAGATCGACATGAACAAATTAGCACAGTACATCCAGACGATGGTTGGCACTGGTGTATTGATCCCAGACGACGAATTGGAAACATATGTTCGAGAAGCCGCTAATTTGCCACCAAAGGTAGCTAACGATGAAAGATTCATTGATCCTGACAGAGAAGATCAGCAGACAAACGATCTTGAATCACAGGGAAATAATGTACACCCGGAGAACAATCAGGACGTTGCCGAAGATGATGGAAAGGTACAGGAAGCCAAGAAACGATTAGGAAGGAGCTGATTATATGTTCCTATTCCGAAAGGTTAAGAAGCGTGGATCGATGAAGCCAAATGATGTGAAAGAAGCATTAGAGAGGTTTCTTAATAGCAGCAGTCCAGAATTAACACGCTTGCTGGTCAGGTATTGGAAGGATCAGCAGACGGTTTTTACATTTAAAGAGATCAGAGAAGCTATTCAGGCTGGTGTGATCTCCAAGAAATCTGTAGAAGAATGGCAACAGGATTATTCAAAACTGGTTCATGATAAGATTGCACCAGAGATGGTTAAAGCAATGAAAGCTGGTGCTAAAAATCAAAACCAGCACAAAGGAATAGACATTGGATATAAATTTGATGCAGATCATTGGGCGGTATCTGACTGGCTAAAGAATCATACTGCAGAGCTAGTTACAAACAGTACTAGAGTGCAGAAAGATGCTATTCAGTCTATGATCGATCTAGGTATAAGAAAGCATATGGGGACAGATGAACTTGCAAGGTTTATCCGTCCTTGTATTGGTTTAACGAAGCCACAGACACAAGCGGCTATGAAATACTATGAGAATATCAAGGAAGAGCTTACTAAGAAACATCCTAGGACAAGTCCAGAGAAGATCGAGAAAATGGCGAGAGATAAGCAAATGAAGTATGCAGAGAAAAGGCTAAGAGAAAGAGCCGTCACGATCGCACAGACCGAAAGAGCGTTTGCATATGAGTATGGCAGATATCAGCATATAAAGAATCTTGTCGATCAAGGCATATTGCCACCACAGGATAAAAAATGGTCTGCAACGGACAGTGAGAATACATGCAGCACATGTAGAGAACTGAACGGCAAAGTTGTTGGAATGGACGAAGAATTTGCCCCAGGTAAGCTACTTCCTCCGCTTCATCCGAGGTGTAAATGCTGTGTTATGTATGTCAATTCAAAATCTATGGCCGCAGCGTATGAAACAGAAGAAGATGAACTGCGAGAGTACAGCACAGAGGAAATAGAGACTCATGCTAATAAAATGTCAGAGATTGCAGACAAACATCTTGATCTTGAAAGCTCATGGAGTGGAAAGGTCGTAGTTGATGATGATTCTGGTGTTTATGGTATCCAGTGGAACGGAGATATTATAACCAGGCATGAAACAGCACCGCATATTTTGTTACATGAACAGTTACACGCTAGATCAGTTACAAAGTATGATCGTAAAATGTATAAACAGTATGAGAACATGGAAGAGGGTTCGGTACAGTTTGCAGCACAGGAGATTAGCAAGAAAGAGAATATACAAATTCTTGAATCACAGTACGATCATATGACAGAAGCTTTAAGAAATATAAATAAAGTTGCTGGGTTATTTAAAAATGATTATGATTTTGCAATGAAGCTTATTTCTGTTCCGTTACCAGATAGGTATGACTGGCTGAATAATATGATCTATGATAAAATGATGTTATCAGGAAATATTGAAGATTATCAGAAGGTATCGCACTGGATGGAGGCTTTAGAAAATGGAAAAACATCTTGAATTAAAAGAAAGATTCGATCAGCTAATGAAACAAGATATGGATGTATCAGAACACGAACAAGAATGGTTTGAATTACTGGACGACATGCATGAATGGTTAAAGGATAAGACAATTCCGAGAAATATTCGTAGGCAGTTTGAACCTTTAGGGATGTTAGAAGTAACTATGAAAATCTGTGACGGAATCCATTATGCAAATGGAACTGGACGATATGCAAAGAAAGAAAAATAATGAAGTATAAAGCAATCGAGCAAACAGTTGATGCGGTGCAGATCACACCCGATATTGAGATGATCGCCCCTGACTGGCTTGCTAAGAAAATGAATACCGAAGAAATTATGATAGATCGTGCACAGCGTGACGGAGCAATCTCCGTTATTGGATGTACGATCTATTTTAATGCACGGAGATATAAAGGAAGCAGACTTGTTGCAAAATTAGGCGACTACGTTGTAAAAGATTCAGTCGGTCGATTAAATGTAGTTCGTAAGAATGACTTTGATCGGCTGTACAAGAAGGAGGAAGCATGAGATATTTTAACGATTATATACGATCCCCAGCACAGAAACAGGACAGTATACGAAAGTCCTTGAATCGAGTAGATATTACTAAGAAGGACGAAGAAAAGCAGTACGTCTTTGGATGGGCTAAGATTGCAGTTGATGAGAACGGAAAACAGCTGGTTGACCGCCAGAACGATTTAATTGATCCGGAAGAACTAGAACAGACAGCATATACCTATGTAGAGTTCTATCGTGAAGCCGGAGAGATGCACGAGCGAGGCGGTGCAGGCGTTTTAATCGAGAGTATTATATTCACTAAGGAAAAGATGAAAACTCTCGGTATAGAGGAAGGTACGTTGCCTGAAGGCTGGTGGGTTGGTTTCCACATCACAGACGACGAGGTCTGGGCAAAGATCAAGGACGGAACTTATACGATGTTCAGTATTGAGGGTAAAGCGAAGCGTATTGAAGTTGAGGAGGAAGAATAATGGAATTTAGAGATGCATTCAAAATTATGAAATCCGGAGGAAAAGTGAAGCTACCATCATGGGGCGGATATTGGTTCTGGGATGCAGAAAAGCAATCAATTATGATGCAGTGTAGACCAAAAGATACCGACAAAGGACAGGGAGATTTACTTGATATTAGAGAGACGCAGAGGGTTGAATATACACTTTCTAACATTTTGTCTGATGAATGGCTAATCGCAGATGAAACAAATTGTCCAGTTTTAGGCGGAGAAGCTACATTTGGATTTGGAGATGCGATTAAGTACATGAAACGTGGACTTAAAGTCAAAAGAAAAGGATGGAACGGAAAGAATCAGTATATTCAGATTGCAACATGTATTTCGTACACAGCAGCAGACGGAACAATTGTTAATTGTGATCACAATGACATTGGAAATAAAGCAATTGCGTTTATCGGCACGTCTGGTGTACAGATGGGATGGTTAGCGAGCCAAGCTGATATGTTAGCGAATGACTGGATGTTTGCAGATTAGGAGATGATCTCATTCTTAAGATTAAGAAATCACACCGACAGGATGAATGGATCATATACAACCCTGATTGCTTTGAATTGCACCATACACATTGTAGGAATAAAAGAGTTGCGATCGCAATTAAGAAGAATGTAGAACGTAGAAGAGTTCCAACATCCAGAAATCTAAGGACCTTGGAAAGCCACATAAGACTGACTGGGAATAAGAACTATAAAAGAAAGATTCAGAAGATCATTGAGGAAGTGAAAGCCGAAAAGGAAGGTGGTAAACAATGGACTTAAACCAAAAAGACATTTATTGCATGGCAAGGATCATTCAGAGTTCTGTATTTGCAAAAGGACAGATATTCTATGGGTGTCAGTATTGTAAATACTGGAATGATGGTTGCGAAGAATATGTAAATTCTAAAGCAAAGAGTGGAGAATTTCACTACGATGTAATTATGAAAAAGCTCCAGCAGATCACAGGGTTAGATATGGGTCTAAATGCGAGTAATCTGCCAGAGAAATTCCAGCGTGATTTTACCAACCAATCAACTGTGGAATCGTCCTGTAAATAGGACATTGTTCAGTTTGGCAGTTGTTAGAATGTGAACATTTATAGTCTACAAGCTTTCCTTGATTAGGATTACCGCCACACTGATAAATTCTTTGATAAACAGCGTAATAATCACATTGATCGTTTACAGAACTGCAATACTTAATGTATTGAATTTGTTTAAATTCATTCATAAGAATATACCTCCTTCCTTGGATTACTTAGGCTATGCCTTGTATGTAGATTATAAGAAAGGCATGAGGAAATGACAAGGAAGTGAAATCTAAAATGAGAAACTGAAATTTATTTTAAAATTAAATGAAATCTCAAATTAAAATAGACCATTTTGTAAAAAATGCAAATTGGTCTATTTTTGTGTTTAAAATTGCACTTTGCGTTTTTGAAAACGCAATAAACGCATTAGAAAATGCAATTTTCGTGTTTAAAACTCGAATAATCGTGTTGAAATTCGAAAAAAGTGTCGTTAGAAAGGAGGAAACATGAAAACAAAAGGAAAAACAAGGCTTGAAGATCTGGAAGTAAAAAAGATTGATGCCGTTGACATCGGAGCAGATCAGAAAGCAAATATCCTGATTAAAAAGAGAGGGGGTGTAGAAGAACCGAAGGGAAACTTTTTCAAGCGATTCTTTAATGCATTTTGTGACAGCTTAGGAGTAAATTCAGAAGAGGTCAGAAAGTCCATGGAAGATGAAGCCACATCCTTTGATGATGTGATGAACGAAAAGAAAATCTATGACGTAAGAGATCAAATCTGGAATGCTTGTAACTCTCTGGAACAGTCGATCGTGTCAATTTTACTCGATAAAGAGTGTGAAGATAAACAGGCAGCGATCGCACAGAGTATTGAACAGTTCAAGGCATTTTCAGATGATGCCTCTAAGTCTTGGATCAAATTAGAACGTGCAGCAACAGACAAAGAAGATACTGTTGTTGCGGATGATTTTGAGATCGCAAAAATGCAAGAGGTAATTGAGAAATCTTGCGATCCTGAAACTATTAACAAAGAAGAAAAGGAGAATAACATGGCATTTGATATTAGCAACATGACAGAAGAGGAAAAGAAAGAAGCGTTAAAAGCATTACAGGATGATGCAAAAGCAAACAAAGAGGATGCTAAAAAAAATTCTGGATCTGGAGAAGATCAGATTCAGGAAGCAGTTAACAAGGCAATGAGTAACGCCATGGAAGATGTTACTAAGCGATTTACTTCTATGATGGATAAGATCATGGAACCAATCCAGAAGAGAGCAGAGGAAGCAGAACAGAAGTCCTTAGAAGAAGTTGCTAAGAAGTATGAACTCTTAGGAACAAAGGCAGAGGACTTAGTGCCGGTTCTGAAATCCATGAAAGAAACATCCGATGAGGCTTACAACAACTTCATTACATCCATGGATAACAACCTTGCAGTAATTCAGAAATCAGGTCTGTTCGAGGAAATCGGCAAGTCTGGTGGAGCTCATACAGGAAACAACGATACAGAAGGTGTCGCAAAGATGAATGCAAAGGTAGCAGAGATCAAAAAGTCTATGCCAAACCTTACTGATGCACAGGCACAGGATATCGTTATGCAGAATGATCCTGAATTAAGAGCAATGTTCGATAAATAAGAAAGGAGGTACAGAGAAGATGGCAAACAGAACATATGAATACAATCCAACTGGTGGAAGCCCAGTGATCAATGTTACAGCTGGAGAAGAACTCAAAACAGCCGTAGCGGTTTTATTAACAAAAGATGGAGCGAAACTCCCTGAAGCCGGAAAGAAAGCAACAGGAATTGTGCTTCTTGGAGATGAAACAGCATCCAAAGGCGATGGTATTACTGTTCAGATCAGAAATCAGGGCATGTGGACCGCTGGTGCAGCGTTTGATTCTGGAGATTTCCTTGCTGTAGATGCAGAGGGATTATGCCAGAAGGCAACAACAGGGCAGTACATCTTAGCTATGGCACTGACACCAGCGACAGCAAAAGGAGACATCGTAAACGTTGCGATCATCCATGCTGGATATGAAGCATAAATAAAGGAGGAATGAAATAAATGAACACAGGACATAACAACGCAGCAGCAATCGCAGTTGATATTGCGAAAGGTTGGAGACCAAACTATTACTTAACAAATATGGCAATGAGCTATTTTCAGGCACCGGGAATGAATGTTGCACCAAGTATCTTTCCGATCCTTCCAGTGCAGGCAAGTACAGGAAGCTACTATATCTTTAATAAAGAGGAGATCGCGAAAGACCAGGTAAAGAGAAAGCCTAAGTTCGGAGCAGTAGATCCGGCTGTATTCTCTCATTCAGATGATACTTACAAATGTGAGGTAGATCAGATCATCGTCGGAGTAGATAACATCACAGCTCTGGATTACCAGAGAACTGGAGCACCAGCAACGATTGATCCGAGACGTGCAAAGGTAAAACAGGTTTCAGAACAGATGAATCTGCACCTTGATATGGTCTTTGCAAACAAGTTTTTCAATGCTGACGCATGGGCAAATGTTAAGACAGGAGAAGCAACAGCTTCAACATCTAAACAGTTTGTGCATTTTGATGATGCAAACGCGGACATCGTAGGTCAGTTTGATGAGATGAAGAAAGAAATCCTTTTAAACGGACGTAGAATGCCTAACAAATTATGCTTAGGATACAGAGCGTATAAGGCAATCAAAAATCATCCGCAGTTCTTAGAAAGAGTTACAGGTTCAGGGTCAACACCGAATCCAGCACTTGTTAACGAACAGGTAATTGCAGCGGTACTTGGTCTGGAAGAAGTAAAAGTTCTGTATGCAACTTATAATGCAGCAGAAATCGGTCAGAAAGCCGATATGAAATTTGTCTTTGACGATAACAGTGCATTATTAACTTATGCACCGAAAGAAGTAGATCTTGAAGAACCATCTGCCGGATATATTTATACATGGGATATGCTAGGAAACGGTCAATGGATGGCTACATCACAGTATGATGGACCAGGAGGATCACATTCAGAGTTCATCGAAGGGCTTATGGCAACGGATATGAAGAAAACTTCCGATGACCTTGCAACTTTCTTAACAGGATGTGTATCCAAGTAGGAGGTGCTTTATATGAATTATGTTGCATTAAAACCAGTAAACTTTGGTGGAAAGCAGTATAAGATCGGAGAGACTATTCCAGAGGGTGTCGTAGATGAACGACGCTCTCTTTTCTTAAAGAAGTCTGGACACATTGCAGAAGTAGCGAGCGTAAATGGAGCGTATGCAGAGGATTTAAATGTTAACCCTAACACTTTATCAATTCCTTTATTACAATCTAAGCACGAGCTTGCAGTGAACGCACAGCAGTTATTACAGTTCTTTGCCACAATTCAGAAAACAATGGATGAGGCAAAGACTGACATTGCGGTTATGACCGAGGAAGATGTGCCAGTATTAGAACTGTTGCATGAGATTGATTCCAGAAAAGGGATCAAGGCAGCAGTTGAAATTAGACTTTCTGATCTTTCCGTTGATACTGGTATTAATCAAGAATCAGAAACAGTAGAGGAAACTGAACAGCCGGAAGGTGGCGAGGAGAATGACGTATAATTATTATCCAGAGGATATTAATACTGATGATGTCATGAAGATGCGGTTTGAATTGGCTGATACAGATGTATCAAAAGACGAAATGTCAGCTGCACTTTCCGATGAAGAAATTACAGCTGTTTTAGAGCAATATCCAGACAATTTTAAAATGGCGAAGCTGAAATTGCTAGAGCATATGATGTTCAAATATGGGCAGGACGTAGACAACAGTGTTGGTCCTGTCTCTTTTAATTTTGGAAACCGTATGAATTTCTGGAAACAGCTTTATGATGATCTGAAAAAGGAAATTTCATCTTCAAGCGTAGGAATCAAGCCGTATGAAAATGAAAAGCGAGAGTATTTCTATATTGGGATGATGAATCATCCAGGAGGTGGACGATTTTGAAAATGGTATCATTCGGCAGACCTTATCAGTATATGAAGTCTTTCTGTGTTTACTGGCAGGATACAGAAGTTATGGATGATGGGATGGTTGTAAAAGGCAATGAAAAAGAAGCCCCAGATGCGATCATAGACGGTATACTAGCCGAAGCAGATATGAAGACAATGGAAATCTGGAAACAAAACCAGTCTCCAGTCAGTCATACGATTGTTTCTTATCATCCAGCGGTTAAGCTGAGCAAGAACGATGTGTTAATGCTTGGCGATGATCCGTGCCATGATCGTAAGTTTATCGTGAAGGGCACAAAAGATCCGGCAGGAACAGGGCAGTTTTCCATTTACTATGTGTTAGAAAGAAGTGATACAGATGGGCGTAGAAGCTGAATTTCAAGCGTGTGCAAAGAACCTTGATGAAAGCATCAAAAAAGAGATGGCTAGAAAAGGGGCGATGGCAACAAACACTCTTAGAGATGTCGAACTTGAAGTATTGTCAAAAGGCGGTTCTGGAAAGAAATATAAACGGCTTCCAAACAGATCATCCGCACCGGGAGAGACACCAGCACCACAGTCTGGTAATTTACGTCAAGATTGGAACGATGAAACCTTGATTGAAGGGAACAGAGTTACAAGTCGCTTGAAAAGTAATGCTAAATATGCTGGATGGCTGGAGGATGGCACAAAAAAGATGGCTAAACGACCCTTTGTCAATCCGATTAAAAAGAAAGCAGAGCCGGAGGTTGTCAAAATCTTCGGTTCTGATTTTGAGGTAACGTTGTGAAACAAATAATTTTCAAGTATTTAAAGGAGCTGAACATTGAAGGTTTGGCTTCGTTTAAAAATAGCCCAGCAATCTTTTTAGATCAGGCACCCGATGATTCCGATTCAAGGTGGGATGGTTCACAATATGGGCGTATCATTTATGGATTGAATCTGAAAGATGATTCCGAGCGTAAAGTTTCCGGAACGATGGAGATTGCAATAGCGTATCTGTTTAATAATCAAGGGTATAAGAACTTGCTTGAAGCAAAGAAAGTCTTGAAAAAGGCGTTTGAAGGCGTTTTTTTAACTGATGCAGATACAACGATCTCTCTTGTATGGAGAAAATCTGAATCGTTTCAAGAGGCGATTGAAGGGCAAGCGGATGTAGAAGTGTGCGGATCAATTTTGACATTTGATGCATACGCATTTCCTAAACATTCGTACCTTCCGTTGGATGCAGTCGGTTCTTTGGCAAAGCACATTGACGAACACTGGGACGTGACAGTAATTAATCACACGGAACTTGACGAAATCTGGAAACCAGATGATGAAGAGGTTGTCGTTTATACGAGGCTGGATTCTATGCAGCCTGGAACGTTCCCATCGACATATGCTTGTACGTGGTTTACAAACAATATCAAAGTTCATGTGATCTCTGGATCAGATGTGAACGCAGATCAGTTTGTTATGAACTTACTTCAAAACTTACAGGAAAAAGAAAGGTTCGTTATGAATGACGGATCGCCGTTCTTTGTAAATCAATTAGCGTACAGCACGAAGCTTGATCCTTTAAGAGATGGACAGGTAACAGTAAGAGGTCAGTACGGAAAGCTTCGAGAAATGGACGAGGAATCAGAAGAAATAAAAGGAATTACAATAAATTAGGAGGTAGCAATGGCAGAAAAGAAAGAAGAGACAAAAGCAATGCCAGAAGTTGCTTACACTGTGGACGAGTATGCAGAAAATCCACAGGTATTAGGAGTATCAGAAGATATTATCCGAACAGCATTTGCAAAAGCTGGCATTAGAGAAGCAACACAGAGTACAGCAAAGAAACTTGTAGATACATTTAGAAAAAAGGAGGTGTAGGACTTGTCCGGGTTATTTTTAAAAGGCGAGAAGAAAGAAAGAGCTGGTGTCTATCGCAGACATGAGCAGATCACGAACAATGGTGTAGCATCTGCAATGAATGGAGTGTTCTGTATTCCAGTTCATGCAGACTTTGGACCGGTTGGAGAGATTCAAAAAATCACTTCTAAGACCGATCTTCTTTCTCTTTATATGGAGAGCGGAACAATTGATGCAGCAGCAGCCTTGTTTAGTGCTGGAGCAAACACTGTATATTTATACCGACTTGGAACTGGTGGAAAAGAGGGAAGCGTATCTTTACAGACAACAACTTCCACAAATGCAGTCACATTAAAAACAAAATATCCTACTTCCTTAAAGTTCTCTGTAACTTTAAAACAGAAGTTAGGAGATGCAACAACAAAAGAGCTTTCTGTATATAATGGGGCAACACTCGTTGAGAAGGTAAGCTTTGTTGCTGGAACTGGTGTAAATGAGGCAGCAAATCTTGTTGAGGCAATGAAAGATAGTAAGTATTTATCCGCTGAACTTGTTTCAGAAGCATCAGGAATCATGCAGACAGTTACACAGCAGGCGTTAACCGATGGAACATCCCCAAACGTTACAACCGAAGATTACAGCAATGCTTTTAATGCTTTTGAGGCATACGCATGGAATGTCCTTATCCTTGATACTGTCGAAGAAGATGTTAAGACATTGGCGAAAACGTATATGGATCGTATTCATTCAAACGGAGCATTAGGTATCTGTGTACTTGGAGAAACAGCTGGAAAATCTCTTGCAACAAGAATGGCGAATGCTAAGTCTTATAATGCACCATATTTCATTTACTGTGGTAGTGGTTATTATAATACCGCCGGAGAAAGAGTAGAGGGATATCTTGCGGCGGCAGTACAGGGTGGTGTGATTGGTTGTAAGGATTCCAGTACATCCATCGTGCATACGGAGATTCCTGATGCGGAATCATGCATTGAACAGCCGACAAACGAACAGTATATCAATGCGATTAAATCAGGATTGCTTCTGTTATCCGAAGGACAGGAAGGACAGGTCTGGTTTGATTCTGGAGTTAATACATACACAGTGTTAAATGAGGACGACGACGAGGGCTGGAAGAAGATTAAACGTACAATGGTTCGTTATGAAGCCTTTGATCGTATTAACCGCACGTTAGAACCACTGATCGGAAAGATCAGTAATACATCTGATGGCGTTGATAACGTGATTCAGGAAGCTAAAAAAGTACTGGCTGAGATGAACAGAGAAGGAAAGATCTTAGATACCTACGAATTTTATGAGGATACAGAAAATCCACATGCAGCGGATTATGCATACTTTATTATCCGCATTGATGACGTTGACAGTATGGAAAAGATCTACTTAACATATCAGTTCCAGTATATTTCACAGTAGGAGGTGTTATAGATGAGTGGAAAAGGTTTTGATACTAGAAAACTGATGACAGGAAAAGACGGAAAGCTCTATATCACAGTGGATGGCGTTTCTATCTGGTTTGCTTCTGTAGAAGAGTTTTCTATTGGGATGAATGTTTCTAATGTAGATTTCCATCCGGCTGGAGATGTACAGACATATGGAGTTCCGGATAGTGTTAAATTTACAGCATCATTCACGGAAGCTGTGGTAAGAGATGATCTTACAATTGTTCCAATTTTGAATGCGATTAAAAGCGGAAAATTCCCTATTTTTTCTCTCCAAGGTGGTGCAACAGAACCACTGGCAGGTGGGGAAAGCAAATTCTTGCTGGATGAATGCATTCTTGATGGAGATACAAATATCCTTGATGTTAAACCAGGCGAAGTTATTAAGAGACAGATGCAGTTTATTGTAAATAGTGTACCAGACTGCATTAAATCATTAGCAGCATAAAGAAAGGAAAAAATTAAATGGCAGAGAAGAAAGAAACAAAAATCGAAGTAACAGAAGAAAATGAAATGGATCTTATCACTGGTTTGTTAAAAGCAGCAGAGTATAAGACAGAGGTAAGTCAGACATTAAATATTCAGAGAAACGGACAGAAATTATTTAAGTTCGATGTTCGTCCATTATCCTTTGACGAGATCACAGATTGCAGAAAGAGAGCAACAACTTATATGCCAAATCCGGCTGGTGCTACACTTCCATTGATTGAGAAAAGTGTAAGCAACGCAGACTACATGGCATGGCAGATTTACACTGCAACAGTTCCAGATAGTGACGGAACAAAATTCTGGGATAATCCAGCGTTGAAAGAAGGACTTAATAAAGCCGGACATATGGTTATGATACAGTCTGAAATCATTAAGGAAATCCTTACAGCCGGAGAACTTGAAGCTGTCAGTGGACAGATCGAAGAATTGTCTGGTAGTGGTGCAAACGTTGTAGACTATGCAAAAAACTAATTAAATCCAGTCCGTTAGCTTCTCTGCTCGCAGAAAATTATTTACGGACTGGAATGTTACCATCAAAAGCCCTTGATCTCCCAGAAGGAGAGAGGGCTTTTATCTTTGCAACACTTTTAATAGCTATGGAGGGAGGCGATGCATAGGTGGCAGACAAAGAAATAGTAATTGACGTTGTATCGAAGTATACAGATCATGCATCGCAAGGACTGAATCAGACAGGGAAAGATGCTGAAAAGGTTGGGAAAGAGCTTGACGATCTGGGAAAGAAAAAGCCAAGGATTCATGTAGATGCGGATGATAAAGCAAAGCCAAAGCTTGATAAAACACGAAAAGAAAGTGAAAATCTAGGCAAGAAACGACCAAAGATTCATGTAGATGCGGATGATAAAGCAAAGCCAAAGCTTGATAAAACACGAAAAGAAAGTGAAAATCTAGGCAAGAAACGACCAAAGATTCATGTAGATGCGGATGATAAAGCAAAGCCAAAGCTTGATAAAACACGCAAAGAGAGTGAAAAACTAGGTAAGGAACGACCGAAAATTCATGTTGATGCAGACGACAAGGCAAAGCCAAAACTAGACAGAACACGCAAAGAGAGTGAAAAACTAGGTAAGGAACGACCGAAAATTCAAGTTGATGCGGACGATAAGGCAACTCCAAAAATTAAGAGGATCACATCGTCCGGGTTGAAGTTTGGCAGAATGTCTTTTACCGCAGCGGTTAAGATTAAAGACTTTGCAACTCCAAAAATTAAGAGGATCACATCGTCCGGGTTGAAGTTTGGCAGAATGTCTTTTACCGCAGCGGTTAAGATTAAAGACTTTGCAACTCCAAAAATTAAGAGGATCACATCGTCCGGGTTGAAGTTTGGCAGAATGTCTTTTACCGCAGCGGTTAAGATTAAAGACTTTGCAACGACCAAGTTAAGTGATCTTAAAGCAAAAGTATTTAATGTCAAAAATGCCGTTGCTGGAGCATTTGCAGCGGTAGGGATTGGACAAACAATCAAAACCTCTATTGATCTGGAAGTGCAGCAGCAGAACTTGGAATCATCGTTCGAGGTATTACTTGGAAGTAAGAGGAAAGCCCAGAAGCGAATAGATGATCTGACAACGTTTGCTGGTAGTACCCCATTTACGAGGGATGAAATTTATAAAGCATCTCGTACCTTACAGGTATTTACTGGAAATGCATTATCAACTGGAAAAGGCTTAAAGATGGTTGGAGACGTTGCAGCTGGTACGAACAATGAGTTCTCGGATGTAGCTTTATGGGTTGGTCGTATGTACGATGGAATGAAGAACCACCAGACAATCGGAGAAGCTACCGCAGCGTTACAGGAAATGGGTGCTATTTCAGGACAGGACAGAACAAAACTGGAAGCACTTGCAGCGTCAAACAAGAAAATCAGCCAGACATGGCCACAAGCAATGAAAGCCTTTCAGAAGTATGACGGACTGATGGAAAAGCAGAGCGATAACCTTGGAAACCTGATGCTGGGTGTTAAGTCATTTGTTACAAATAACGTATTTAAGAAACTTGGTAAAGGTTTGGGAGATGGTATTTCTCCCGGACTTCGTAAATTCCGTCAATGGAGATCAGAGAACAAAGAACTGATTGCACAAATGGGATCAGGAATCGAAAAGTTTTCAGCACAAATTTCTGGAAAAGCCGTTGATGCAGTGTCAAATCTGGCAGAAAAGGCGAATAAAGTCTTTCAGAGTGATAAGTTTAAAAATGCCTCAATCAGTGGAAAGATTAACATTGCATGGCAAGAGATGATCGGCGACCCATTTTCGCAATGGTGGGAATCAAGCGGAAAGCCAGCGATTGTTAAAAAGGTATCTGGTATAGGCAAGGATATCGTTAAAGCCGGAGGCAACTGGTTTAAAGAATCGCTTAAGGATTTATTGCCCGGTGGAGATAAAGCCGGAATTGAGGACTATATTGCTGGTGGGCTGGCAATTAAACTTGGTTCTAATTTGTTTAAAGGTGGGAAATGGTTAACAGACCTAGTTACCGGAGGAACTGGCAGTGGTTCGGGGAATCCGTTAGGAGAATCTGTTGGTCTTATGAATGTATCCGCCTCTGTTGTAAATGTTAACGGAGGAATTGGAAACGGAAGTCCTACGATACCGGGTACATCTGGTGGTGGAGGAAATACCACACAGACAACAAATCCTACAACACAGTCTGGACCTCCTACAACACAGTCTGGACCTCCTACAACACAGTCTGGACCTCCTACAACACAGTCTAGACCAACAAGGGCACCGGGTGGCTTATTTGGTTTAGGCAGTTCAGGTGTCACACTGAAAAATGGAGAGACTGTTGCGGCGACTGGATGGAAAGCATTTCTTGGAAATGTCGGTGTAAAACTTGGATCAGGTGCAACGACAGCTGGTGGTGCAGCTACAGTTGGTGGTGCTTCATTGCTAGGTGGAGTTTTAGGACTTGCCGGAATAGGAAGTGCAGCCGGTAATATTTACAATGCAGTAACTTCCAAAGATTCAGCTACGAAGAAGAAGGAAGCCTATAGAGGTGGTACGAAACTCGGAATGGTTGGAGGTGGAGCTGCAACAGGAGCAGCCATTGGAGCAGCTTTTGGCGGTGTTGGGGCAGTTCCGGGAGCATTGATTGGAGCTGGTGTCGGTGGACTTGGGGCAATCTTTAAAGGAAATAAGTTCGGCGATTCCCTTAGAAAATTTGTATCTGGAAGAAAAGAAGCCTTAAAGAACAGTAATTCTATGACAGCTAAGAATCAGGAATACTGGAAATACAGTAAAGAGAGTATTAGCAGTGTCAATCCAAAAGAGGCGAAGTATAAAGAGCTGGCAAGTTCCGTACAGAAAGCCTATGAGGAGAACAAGAAGAATACAAAACAAACGAATGTCGGTTCAAAGACAACAAAGGTTTTTTCTGGTGCTACGAATGCGGCTGGTGGAAAGGTTAGCGGTTTAGGATCAATGTCAGCATCCACAGGTGGAATGCTTGGAACGATGGGTTCTATGTCACTTGCAGCTGGCGGTAATCTGCAAAGTGCTGGAAGTTCTGCATTATCACTTGCTGGAGCTTTGGCATCCGCAGCCTCAACGATTGCATCCGCAGCAAGTACAACCGCTGCACAAGCAAGTGCGATCAAAAGTATTACTAGCGGAAGTTATCTAAGTAATAGCGGTTCTTCAAAATCTGGTAAAAAGAAAACAAGCAAAAAGACATCATCCGCACCGAAATTACAGACAGCCTTACCGAAAAATGGGAAGTTCTTTCATAATGCGAAAGGTAGCTTGGTAAGAGGACATATCGTTTCAGAGCTTGGAGAAGATGGAAACGAAATGGTTATTCCACTTTCTAAACATCGAAGCCGAGCATTATCCTTGTGGAATCAGGCAGGGCAGATTTTAGGCGTTACAAAACATGCCAAGGGTGGAATTGTTGGCGGTTCAGCTAAGACAGGAGCAACGGCATCATCTGGAAGCAGTCAGACAGTCATTAATGTTTGCGGAATTACGATCAACGTAAATGGCAGTGGAAGCATCGTAGATGATATTAAGAACGCCAAAGGAGAGATTGCTGATACAATCATGCAGGCGATTGCAGATGCCGTAGGATCAACAGCAAGTAACAGGACAGCGGAGGTTATGTGATGGACATATATATTACTGGTAAAAATGCAAAGGGAGCGAATCAAAAGATTCAGATTCCAGTCATTCCAGAGGAAATTGAAACGTCGTTAGATGGAAAATTTGCAGAGTATGATATTTATAGATTCGGGCAGATCAACGTACCGAATGGTAAAAACTTGTCAGAGCTTGGCTGGGATTGTTTTTTGCCCGGAGAATCAAGGAAAGGCATGAAATTTGTTCGTAAGTGGACTGATCCGGCAGTGTTGGATGCGTTGCTGAATTATTGGACTGTTCATGGGACAGTGGTAAATGTATGTATTACAGGAACAAAGATCAATAAAGACATGATGATCTCCCAGTACGTTTCCACGATTAAAAGTCTGAAAGATTATTATTATACAATCAGATTTATTGATTATGAGAAAATCAGCGTATCATCAAGTAAACGTAAGCGAAAGACAACCAAAGTGACGAAGAAAAAAGTAACTGTCAAAAAGGGACAGACATTGCGTAAGCTCGCAAAGAAATATCTTGGATCAAGTAAAAAGTACAAGCTGATTTATAATGCCAACAAGAAACTGATTGATGCAAGGAACAAAAAGGAACGCAAGAAACATCCGAAAAAGAAGATCAGCAAATATACGATCTATAAAGGACAAGTACTTGTGATCCCTGTTCCAAGCAGTAAATCAGTTTCAAATTCTAAGGTTACTGAATTAAAGAAAGCAATGAATAAAGACGGCTATTCTAAATTGAAGGTAGACAAGAAACTGACTTCCGCTATGAAAGCTGCCATGAAGAAGATTAAGATTCGGAGAGGCAGACGAGGACAGGTCGTTAAGTTTGTGCAGAAAATTGTTGGAACTAAACAAGATGGAATTTACGGCTCCAAGACAGCAGCGGCGGTCAAAAGATATCAGCGAAAGCATAAATTAACTGTTGACGGCGTTGTAAGTTATAAAACTTTATTAAAGATGATCGGAGGATAAAATCATGGCAAGTTTGGCAAATCCACAGTATAAAGCCGTGGTAAAGACATCTTCCGGCAAGGAATATGATCTTTTTAAGTCACGAGTTATTTTAGATTTGACGATCTCTGATGATCCCGATTCTTTGGCAAAAGAAGTCAGCCTGACAGTAATGAATGCCGTTCAAAATGGGGCTACACTGTCAACCTTGATACAGCCGTCAGACCGACTATATATTTCAGCTGATGTCGGCAGTGGGTATTTTGAAGTGTTTCGAGGCGTAATCTGGGAAAATGACAGAGTTACCGATACCGAGAGGAAAGTAACGTTCACAGCCTATGATTATCTCATTTATATGATGAAATCACAGGACTATTTTTATTACAAGTCAGGACTTAGTACAAAAGAGATCGTAAAGAAAATCTGTACCGCTTGGAAACTGAAATTGAGCTATAGTTATGGCTCGATTAAAAACAAAAGAATCAAGCCAGTGCAGAAGAATATCGGCGATATGATTATATACGTGCTTAACAAGGCAAAGAAAAGTATTTCAAGCCGTTATATTTTCACGATCGAAGGAACGACTGTGGTTATAAAGTATGCAAATAAAAATTCGACGATTTATAAGCTGATAGAAGGGAAGAACGTTATATCCATTGAACTGAAAATAACGATGGAGGATATCGTTACCAAAATAAAAATCTATGGAGAGTCGAAGAAAAATTCAATCCCTCGGCTTGCAACAGTATCTAAGAATACATCGAAGTTTGGTACGATTCAAGATATCATGGACAAGGATAAGAAAGAAAAGCTGTCAAAGATCAAAAAACAGGCACAAAATAAGCTTAAAAGCAGTGCAAAAGTCAAACGTGAGTACACAATTACAGCGATCAGCAACCCTAAAATCAAACGAGGGGATACAGTCTATATTGAATGCGGTACAGCTGGAATCAAAGGAAATAAAACAGTAAAAAGTATATCGCATGACTGTGTTGCCGGAACGATGGATGTTGTCTTTTATTAAGGAGATCGTTATTTATGAAACAAGATGGAAGAAAAAATTTTATTCGAATGATCGAACAGATTTCGAGAGGAAATAACAGCGAAGCAGTAAATATTATTGCAGAACTTGGAACGATGAAAGCTGGTGGCGTTCTTCCCGATTCTTACCCAGAAGGATCAGAACCAGACGATGATTACTTAGTATTATCTGGGATAGAGACAGCAACAGGCGACAGGGTTTTATTGATCTGGACAGATGCAGAGGAACTTATTGTAGTTGGAAAGGTAGAAGGAGGTGGAGACGATGCCGGATAATCTTTTTCCAGAGGAATACGACAATGACGAGGAATATTTAGACGATGAAGATAACGAAGGAACCGAGGAAGAAAATACAGAGGACGACGAAGATGCAGGTTATAAGCCGAGCATCTTTTTTGATTTTGACACAGGCGACTTTGTTACACTTCACGACGGAAAATTAAAAGAGGCATCCGGGTTCGAAGCGTGGATGCAATGGTGTCAGAAAACAATTATGACACAACGATATGCACATGAAGGCTATTCCACCGACATAGGGATTGATTATGAAAGTGCCTTACAAGCGGATAGTCGGGAAGAGGCAGAAAGTATCTTGCAAAGAGAGATAGAAGAGGCACTGATGGCTGATCCGTCAGAGAGAACATTGTACGTTGGAAACATTTCGTTTCAATGGGAAGCAGATCATTGTCTTGTAACAGTACAGGTACAGGGAATCGACGGAGACACAGAAATAACAGCAAGTTTTAAAAGTGAGGTGGGCTAAAAATGGCATTGGAAGCAGAAGAAATGGAACTTCCAGATTTTCTTGAAAATTCAAGCGAAGATGAAATTCATGAGAAAATGCTGGGGAATCTTCCAGATGATATTGATAAATCAGAGGGCGGTTTTCCGTGGGATTTTACACGTCCGACAGCAATAGAACTTTCGGAACTTAAAGAATATGTTCTTGTAGAAGTTTTAAAGTGCCTTTTTCCGGCTACCTGTGAAGAATCATATTTATTAGATTATCACGCAGACGAGCGAGGAGGAATGGTGCGAAGGGAAGCAGTTAACGCTTCGGGGTATGTAACAATTACAGCAAAAGCAGGACTTGTAATCCCCCTTGGCTATGGATTCTCAACCGAGGCTGATGATGAAGGAAATACCATCGAGTTTGTAACGATTGAAGAAGCTACAGTTGATACTCTTGGAAATGCAAAAATACCAATTGAAGCAGTCGAAGGGGGAGCTGATAGCAATGTTGGAGCAAACACAATTGTATTACACACCGGGGACGAAAATGGAGAACTTCTCGATGAGATTATATCTGTAACAAATGATGAGCCGATCACTGGTGGTTTGGATGAAGAGGACGATGATACTTTGAGAGAGAGAATCGTTGCATACGATCAAAGTCAGGACGTTTCCTTTATAGGAAATGTAGCCGATTACAAACGATGGGCATTGTCGGTCGCTGGTGTAGGTGCTGCAACTGTTATATCGGCAAAGGATACATCTGGGACAGTTAAGATCATCCTGTTAGATCAGAATGGACAGCCGGCATCAAAGCAGATTCAGAATGCCGTTTATGATTATATTATGAGTCCAGACGATGGAGAAGCACGTTTAGCACCGACGAATGCCGTTTTAGAAATAACGACACCTGATACAGTTACGATTAATGTATCGGCGATTGTATATCTGAAAGAAGGAACGATTCGAGAGGTACAAGACAGTTTCAAGACAGCATTGCAGGCATACTTGCTGAATGTATCTTCAAATGCAACTGATAATGTTGCCAGAATATCAGCGATCAACTCACTGCTTAGTTCCATATCAGCTGTTTATGATTATGAGGACGTGCAGATAAACGATGCGGTCAAAAACGTTGAGTTTGAATCTGGACAAATGCCTGTCCTTGGAACTGTAACATTAACGGAGGGCTGATCTTATGTGGTACAAAACAGAACTTATGGAACAAATCTTAACCAGTGAGAGTGCGAAGAGAATGATTGATTATGTATCTCCTATTTACAGAGAATCAAGAATCGGTCTTTGGTTGTTTCAGGTCATTGGCTTGGAATTAGACGATGTACAAGAGATATGCGAAGACATTTACGATCAAATGTTTATAAGTCGTGCCACATGGTCGTTGCCGTACTGGGAAAAGGCGTATGGAATAACACCTCTCTCAGATCAGACAATTGAGCAAAGACGGCAGCAGATAAAGCAAAGACGAGAGAAAAAGGCTTTGAATCCAGCACGTTTTGAAAAGATTTTATCATCTTTGAGCGGTGTTGAAGCAAAGATCGTAGAAAATACTGGAAAGAATACATTTCAAGTAATTTTTTACGGAACAGTCAATAACTATGATGAAGTATTAAGAAGAATCGAGCAATTAAAACCGGCACATCTTATATGTGATGTTCACGTTTCAGAGGTCAGTGAATCAGAAACGAATATTAATTATGTGATCGTGTCAAGTTCATGCGAGTATTCTTCAGTAATTATTAGCGAGGTATAAGTATGTGGGATAATACGATAATTACAGACAAAGGAATTGAGCTTTTAAAAAATGCTCTGAATGGCGAAGAGATTAACATAACCTTTATAAAAGCTGGGGCTGGAAAAGTAGACGTAAATGCATTAAAAAGTCAGACAGATGTTTCAGAGATAAAACAAATTGGAACAATCCAAGACATAACAACCGCTTCGGATGGAACGATTAAGATTGGAGTGTTGTTTTCTAATATTGGCTTAAAAGCTGGGTATCTTATGACACAGCTGGGTATTTATGCAACGGATTCGTATGGAGAAACGATACTATTTGCAATTTCGCAAAATTCAACAGGTAAGGAAGTTCCATCGGAAGCATCTATGCCGGCATGGTCGCTGGTACATGACTTTTACATCAAGTTAAGTAATGATGTAAGCATAACAACGACAATTGATCCAGAGGGATACGTTACTTTTGGAACTCTACAGGATGAGTTGGAAAAGCAGCAACCTAAAGATACAGGCTGGATAACTGTTAGTAACTTTAAGAATGGATGTACTCATTATGGAGATAATAACTTAGTTAGAGTACGTCAGTATGGAAAAATGGTATATATCGTAGGATCAGTTAAAAATAAAAATAAATTAGGTACAGCACAAACTAGTAGTGGGATTCCTGACATAGCAATGTTTCAACTTCCAGATGAGATAATAATACCTAGAGAAAATGTTCGTTTTCTTCAACAAGGAAGTGGAGCTAATAGATTTTCGTTGGTTATTGATACGGATAGAGTCGTTTCAATAGGACGATATGGAACTACAGCTTGTATTGATGTTCCAGAAAATTCTTGGCTGAATGTAGCATGTTCTTATTTTGCATATTAGGAGTATAGCCTATGATGAAAATAAGAGCCCCATGCAATTAAAAGAGAAAAAGCAAAATTGTAAAATAACACAAAGCCTATAATGAAAGGGGAAAAATTATGGCAGTAAAAACAGTACAAACAGTCATTAACGGACAGACATATACACTTACACTTAACAGCTCAACAGGGAAATACGAGGCTACAATTACAGCTCCGTCAAAATCCAGTTATAACCAGAGCGGACATTACTATCCAGTAAAAGTAACAGCAACGGATGAGGCAGGAAACTCAACCTCAAAAGATGCAACTGATTCTACCTTAGGATCATCACTTAGATTAACTGTCAAAGAGAAAGTAGCACCAGTTATTGCAATCGTAAGCCCAACATCTGGATCATTCTCTACAAACAGCAAACCTACGATCACATGGAAAGTTACCGATGCGGATTCTGGGGTTAACCCAAGCACAATCGGAATTACGCTTGATAGCGGTACTAAGGTAACAGGGGATGCGATCACTAAGACAGCGATCACAGGTGGATATCAGTGTACATATACACCGACTACAGCGTTATCCGATGGAAGTCATACAATCAAACTGGATGCATCCGATTATGATGGAAACGCTGCAGCTACAAGCTCAACTACATTCAAAGTGGATTCAGTACCACCAACACTGACTCTTTCAAGTCCAGCAGACAAGCTTATTACAAACAAATCTGCTTGTACAGTCAAAGGTACTACAAACGATGTTACATCTAGCCCGGTTAAGGTTACAATCAAACTTAATTCTGGAACAGCGGAAGCCGTTACTGTTGCATCCAATGGAACATTCAGCAAAGACCTTACACTTGCAAATGGAACAAACACAATCACAGTTGTTGCTACCGACAGTGCTGGTAAGTCTACAACTGTTACAAGAACAGTTACACTTGACACAGCAGCACCAGTTATCAAGTCTGTAACATTAACTCCAAACCCTGTTGATGCAGGCAAGACATTTGTAATCAGCGTAGAAGTAACAGACTAAAGGAGCAATCTATGGTTGTTCGGTTAGAGGGAGAGATTAACGGAGAATCCGTTGTTTTATACAGAAATAAGGATTCTCCGGCTTCTCCGGAGATATGGGATGCAGTTATACCAGCGACATTAAACGGCAAGTATGTAATAGGACTTACCGCATATGATGAAGCTGGTAATATTGGATATTATGCGACTTATATTATCACTGTGGATTTAGCCTCTATGCGAGTGACATTAGAGCCGTTAGATATCTATGCAACTTTGAATAATAATTAGAAGAAAATATAGGAGGCTGGTATGCAAAGTAAGAAAAAAGTCATAATTAATACCGGGGAAACGAGAAGTATTAGAATTTCAATTCATTCGATCAAGGATCAAAATTTCGTAATTGAAGAAGCTACATTTTCATTGTTGCGAATGAAAGATAAGTTCGAAGAAAGCAACGGAAATTGTAAGATTTACGAGCATGAAATCGAAGCTATCATTTCCCCAAAACAACGAGGTACATACATACTGGATATTAAATACGTGATATTAGACGAAGTGCTGATAGAGCCTATAGAATTGAAGGTGGTGTGATGGCTGAAATTATTGAGATTAAGTCTGTAAATATGTCTCCGAATCCGGTAGAAGTTGGAGGAAAAGTTAAAATCAGTGTAGGACTTGAAGTGAATGAAAGCGATGCTAGTTGCTTCTATTGCATATTTTCTTCTGAATTAGAAACAAGTCAAGCGACAATGACAGCAACGATAAGTTGAGGAAGGAGACATAGTTGGATGATGAATACTTAAGAAGGCACGAGCATCAAGAATTTGCCAAAGGTATAGATCGTGAGCAAGTTCGGCAGAACAAAAGAATTGCAGACCTTGAAGCAACAGTAAGACAGATCAATGATCTCACATTGTCTGTACAAAAGCTTGCGATCAATATGGAACATATGCTCGTTAACCAGACGGAGCAGAATAAACGGCTTGAAGAGTTAGAAAACCGAGACGGCGAGAAATGGCGAAGCATTTCTATGTATGTCCTGACCGCAGTTGTTGGAGCCGTGATCGGCTTTGTACTCAAACAAGCTGGACTATGAGAAGGAGAATGACGATATGAGAGAATTATTCGAACAGAATAGAGTTTTATTTCTGGCAGTAATCACAGTGTTGATTATTGCCTTTTTAATTAAGAAACTGATTGACTATATCACAAGGAAAGGTCTTGAAGGGATCAGACTGGACGTTTACAAGCTTTTTGTAGAAGCAGAGAAAACATTCCGAGCATCCAAGCAAGGGCAGCAGAAATTTGATTATGTAATTCATTTGGCGAGAGGACTGTTGCCGAAACCGATTCAGATGTTTGTTAGCGATAAAATGTTAAAAGAGATCGTGCAGCTGTGGTTTGATGGAGTTAAGGACCTTTTAGACGATGGAAAATTGAACAATTCAGTATTTGATTTAGAGGACGTAGAAGAAGTCAGCGAAGAGGATAAGATCAATCATACGACTGAACTGGACGATGGATCATGGACAAATTACGCAGAGAATCCATTGCCGGAGACTGACTTGGAAGATACGAAAGATCAGGAACAATTAGAAGATAACGATCCATCAAACGATCAGGAGGTGTAAGCATGAGAATTGCGTTAACAGTAGGACACAGCTTGCTTAAAAACGGATCATATACATCTGCAAGCGGAGAAGGCAGCGGAGGCGTAAACGAGTATAAGTACAACAAAAAACTTATGAAGAAGGTAAAAGAATATCTTGAGAGTGCCGGACACAGCGTTGATCTGTATATCTGCCCAGAAAAAGTATTTACCGCTGCATCACAGGAAAAATCATGGAAGCTGACACGTTTAAATGCAAAGAATTATGATCTCGTTGTCGAAGGTCATTTGAATTGCTATAACGGAAAAGCACACGGAACAGAAGTATTATATGTTTCCGAAAATGGTAAGAAGTACGCAAAGAGAGTACAGAAGAAATTAGTATCCGCTGGATTCACTGATCGTGATGTGCAGAAGAGAACGAACCTGTATATGCTGAACGGCACAAAGGCAACAACGATCATGACAGAGAGCTTTTTCTGTGATTCTAAGTCCGATTATAAGATTGGTAAAGACGTAAATAAGATTGCTAAGTTAATCGCCGAGGGAATCTGTAACAAAAAGCTGGGAACAGCTACCAAGGTTAAGGAAGCCGTAAAAGCAACAGTGAAGAAAGTTACAAAAGCAACAACGTATGCTAAGGTTGTTACAAAATCCGATCCGCTTATGATCCGTCAGAGTGCTAACGGATCATCCAAGATCATTGGTAAGATTCCAAAGGGTGCCAGCGTTGAAGTAATTTCTAAAGGCAGCACATGGACGAAAGTTAAGTACAAGAGCGTAACAGGGTATTCAGCTACAAGATACCTTAAATTTTAATATTGACCGGGGGAGAAATCCTCTGGTCTTTTTTTATTTCCAGAAATTACATAATTATTTTTATAGATAATCCAACAATAATATGTTAGCATAAAAGAAAACGTTGGGGGATATAACTATGAGCGTAGTAATTATGATTAGATCAGGAAAAGAACTGTTTTTGTTTGGGGATAAAAAAAGTACACATATAGATAATTTTGATAGAGAAAAAGAAACTTATGAAGTACAATCTGTTTCGTATGATTCTCGAAAAGTATATCAAATCAAAGACGATATTATTGTAGGTATGGTAGGATCATCTTTAGGGTATGACAATTTATTTCGATATGTTATTAATAACCAACAAGTAGAGAAAGATGTTGCGGATATGATGGAGGATTATCAGGATTTTGTACATAATTGGTTAGATTATCAATATGATGATATAAAGAAATATTTTGATAATAATACACAATTATCAGGAATTGAAAAAATGTTTGGTGCTATAGTATGTGGAATTAAA